CGCGAGGTGATGGCCGATGTGCGCCAGTTGCAGGCCATGCTGGAAAACCACGCCAAGGAAGGTCTGCCCGCCGCCGATCTCCAGGTGATCCGGCGCGGCAAGGCGCTGGAGTATTTCTCCCGCCACTACGGCAAGGTGTACGTGGACGAGGGGCGCGCTATCTCGGTCAAGGATGCGCTGGTGGGTATCAACCAGCTGATCGACGAAGACGCTGACAAGGGCAAGGAGGTGCCGCCGGTCACTGCCGAGCCGATGTCGCGACAGTTCCTGCGCACCTTTGACAGCAAGACGGAAATCGCCCGCGACCAGCTGCAGAAATTTCTTCGCGGCTCGATCACCACACCGGATGAATTTGTGCAACGCGGCTGGTGCTCGGAGAAGAACAAAGTGTTCACGCTGGTTGATCCGCTCGACTTTGCCCGCGACTGGCAGGGCAAGCACAAGCGCAAGCTCACCTCCGACCTCGATCAGGCACTGGTGTTGATTGGCGCCTGCTTCGACGGCAGCGGCATCAATGCGGCGGACACATTGAAGAACGAAAACTTCAAACCGCACCCCGCCTTGAAGGCGCTGTTGGAATGGCTGGGCAGGCGTGGCGCGACGCAGCAGACCCGTAACGCCGCATCCCGCGCGCTGTCCATTTACAACAACTGGGCCGCCTCGCATCAGCAGCAGGTGCAGCAGATGGCACTGTTCTTCGACGAGGCGTAGCCATGAAGATTTTGCAGGGAGATGTCTGGAAGCGTCGTGGCGTGAGCCTGCTGTGGGGTGGTGAGGCCCTGTCGGTGCTGGTGCAACCGCAGCAGGTGGTCTCGATCCGCCAGTTTTTCGCGATGGTCGGCCAATGGCCCGACGATCTGCCCTGCAACGACGGCAATACGCTGGTGGTGGCGGGGCTGGAAGGCTGCGTCGATCTGATGGACCCGATCGAGGGCGAAGCGTGGATGAAGTCCGACCTGCTGCCGGCGGTGCTCGCCTTCCAGGACGAGTACAGCCTGGAGGCCGCCCTGGTGTTCTGGCTGCCCACCGGCAAGAACCGAGTGAAGATGAACCGCGCCACCGAAGCCTATTCGTGGGTGTGCTCGGCCCCGCACAGCAATCAGCACCTCGACCTCGGGCGCATCCTGTGGGCGGGCGCTGAAGCCGACGTCGGCCGCATCATCGATCCCGATTGCACCAATAGCGACCCGGACGGCCCGGGGTGGATCGGCCTGCACCACCCGAGGCTGTCCTGATGGTGGTTGACGAAGTCTTCTCCCCCGGCGAGCGGATCACCCATCACGAGTACGGCCAGGGGGTTGTTCTCGACGCAGCGCGCGACGGATATCTGCGCGCATTCTTTGGCGTTGGCGAGCGCCGTGTCCCTGTGGGTTCGATCCGCCGGGAGCTATCACGCACGGAGCGCATCCTGCGTGCGGTGGATGGTGGCACGGATCGAGCGCGCAAGGCGTGGCTGTCGTACGAGGCCCATGCGTTGCCAGTGATGGAAAGCGCGTCGGCGCTGACCTCCGCCAAAATCGACTTGCTCCCGCACCAGGTGGTGCTGACCCACCGCATTGCCACCGCGTCGCCGCGACGCTATCTGATCGCAGACGAGGTCGGGCTGGGCAAGACCATCGAAACTGCGCTCATCCTGCGGGAATTGGCCAGTCGTGGCGAACTCAAGCGAGCGCTGATGGTGGTGCCTGCCGGGCTCGTGAACAACTGGCACCGCGAACTCAATGAGGTCTTCAACCTCGACTTCGAGGTGTTCGGCTCGGAGGGCGACATCACCGACCGCAAGACCAATGCCTTCGCCAAGCACGACCGCCTGATCGCCAGCATCGACACCCTGAAGCGCCCGGCGCGTATCAAGCGTCTGCTGGATGCGCCGCGTTGGGATCTGGTGGTGTTCGACGAAGCCCACCACCTGACCGCCTACCGCACCGGCGGCAAGGTCAGAAAGACCGAGAACTACAAGCTGGCCGAGGCGCTGAAGGACCATTCGCGCGACCTGCTGCTGCTGTCGGCTACGCCGCACCAGGGCAACCACTTCCAGTTCTGGATGCTGGCACAGCTGCTGAATCCGACGCTGTTTGGCAGCCCGGAAGAGATGTTGGAGCACCGGCACAGGCTCAACACGGTGATGTACCGGCGCACGAAGGCGGATGCCTGCCAGCCGGATGGATCGCCGCTTTTTGCGCGGCGCTGGGTACACACCGAGTCCTTCCTCATGAACGAGGAGGAGCGTCGGTTCTACGAGAAGCTGCGCGAGTACCTGGAAGACGGTTTCAATCTGGCGCGTCGCCAGGGGGGCAAAGGTCAGGCGCTCGGCTTCCTGATGGCGATCTTCCAGAAGATCGCAGCCTCGAGTTTCGCTGCCGTGCGTCGCACCCTCAAGCGCCGCCTGCTGATGCTGACCCTGCACGAGGCCTTGCTGCGCGACAAAGACCTCGATATCGAGGGCCGAGAGCGTCTGATGGAGGAAGCCCGTGAGTTGATTCACGAGGAGTTCGGCCTGCCGCGCGATGCCATCGGTCGCAGCGAGGTGGATCGTGTACTCGCTGATCTCAAATACAGGCTCGTTAAAAAGCTGGATGAGGAAGCGCTGGAGCTGGCCTCAGACCCTTACGGCAGCGAATACGGAGCCGTCCACGCGGAAGAAGCCGCATCGGCAGTGGTGGAGCTGCACCTGCCTGAAGAACGTCTGCGCATCGGCGATCTGCTCAAGGTCTTCCCGCAGCATCGGGAGACAAAGGCGCAGAAGCTGCTCGACGGCCTCGGCATCTTGTGGCGGCAGAACCCGAACGAAAAGATTGTGGTGTTCGCCACCTACCTAGGCACGGTGGACCTGATCGCTCGGGAGATTGACCAGACCTTCCCAGGTCAGGGCGTGGTGGTGCTGCGTGGTGGCGATCACGGCGCCAAGGTGGCAGCAGAGCGCCGGTTCCGTCAGAAGGACGGCCCGCGCGTGCTGGTCTGTACCGCAGCCGGGCGCGAAGGCATCAACCTGCAGTTCGCGCGCATCCTGTTCAATTTCGACCTGCCGTGGAATCCGATGGACGTGGAGCAGCGCATCGGCCGCATCCACCGCTACGGGCAGAACCATACGGCGCAGGTCTACAACCTGGTGCTGTCGGATACCATCGAGGGACGGATCTTCCTGCTGCTCGATGAGAAGCTCACCGAGATCGCCAGGACGGTGGGCAAAGTCGATGACCAAGGGAACGTCGCCGAAGATCTGCGGGCACAGATCCTTGGCCAGTTGTCCGAACGGCTCAACTACGACCGGCTGTACCAAGAAGCATTGTCCGATCCCGAGCTGAAACGCACCCAGGTCGAGCTTGAGGCGGCTCTGTCGAATTCGCGCGAGGCCCGGCAGGTGGTGTTCGACCTGTTCCAGGACCTGGAGGGTTTCAGTCTTGATGACTACAAGCCCTTTGCCGACGTGTCGTCGAGCCTGGACCGACTGGTGCGCTTCCTTGCTGCTGCTGTAGCCGACCGCCAGCAGAAGCTGATCAAGATCGACAACGAAACCTATGACCTGGTGTCCGTCGATGGCGTGCGCCGCGCCCGATTCACCCTTAGCCGGGATGCGGCCACCAGCCACGACGATCTGGAGCTGATGGGTTTGGATCACCCCTTGGTGCAGGAGGAGCTTGGCCGCTGGCGTAGTGTGCCGCCAGAGGAAATCGGTATTGCCGTTACCGGGGACATGGATACGCCGGTGTTGCTGTCGCTGTGGATGGTTGAGGCATCAGCAGGCAACGGAGAGCGTCGCGTCGTCGTTCAGCCAATCGCCGTGAAACAGGATGGCACACGCGTTCCGGCGGTGGAGCGTCAGTGCGAACGCTACCTGCAGGCGCCCGCCACGACACCGAGATTCTTGCCGGAGCAGCGAATCGAAATGTTCACCCGCGCGGTGGAGCCAACGCTCCAGCGAGAGCTGAAGCACAAAGGGGCTGCGAACGGTGATGGCAGCTACTCGGCGGAATTGATCGGTTACGTCGAGATCGTCGCACAAGCACCTGAGGCCGCAACGCAGTAGAGAGAAGAAGACAAGGACACGAGCATGGCCCGCATAGAAAACCACAAATACAGCATCGAGGAGGCATTCAGGGAGTGCTTCTACATCGTCCCGGACTACCAGCGCGAATACGTCTGGACGGACAAGGAAGTGCACCAGCTCCTTGAGGACATCAATGAGCAGATCGATGCTGGTTCGACGCGGGAGTACTTCATCGGCACTGTGCTGGTGTCGCCGACCGATCAGAAGAACCACTATGAGGTGATCGACGGCCAGCAGCGTCTGACAACCTTCTTCTTGCTGCTCTGCGCCTTGAAGCATGTGTTTCAGGGTGAGCCACAGAGACAGGTCGTCAGCGGCCTGATCTCGACCAGTTACACCGACAGCGACGGCGAGACAAGAACCAGTCTGAAGCTGGAGCCGCGTTACGAGAACGCCGGCGAAGTCATGGCCAAACTGGTGGAGCTGGACGCAGATCCACAAGCCGTGCGAGCTGGAATCCAGGCTTCCGGGATAGCGAGCTTTGGGTCGCTGGAAAACCTTGTCAGTGCCTATGGCACGCTCTATCGGTACTTGAAGGACAACTATGACGACGCGCCCAAGCTGAAGAAGTATTGGGGCTATCTGGCCAACAACGTCGTGTTCATCCAGATTTCTACCGATGTGAGCAGCGCGTTGAAGATCTTCGAGACCATCAACGAGCGCGGCGTCGGTCTGAACCCGATGGATTTGCTGAAGAATCTGCTGTTCACCCAGGTTAAGCAGACGCAGTTCACCCAGCTCAAGGATGAGTGGAAGAAGATCACCAAGCCGCTGGAGAAGGAAAAAGAAAAGCCGCTGCGGTTTCTGCGCTACTTCCTGATGGCCAACTACGTCATCAAGAACGACCGTGGTGATGCCGTGGTGCGGGAGGATGAGATCTACGACTGGTTTGTCGACAAGGAAAACGCGGCGCTGTGCGACTACGCGAACAAACCATTTGAGTTTGTGCGGAAGGTCATTCGTAGCGTCGAGCACTACCTCGCCTTTGGCAATGGCCTCGGCAACGACGGCAAACCGAGCCTTGCGATGGACAGCCTTAAACGACTGGCTGGTGGCGCGTTCAGCTTGCACTACGTATTGATGCTGGCAGCTGCTGCCTTGCCCAAGCCGCTCTTCGATCACTTTGTCACCCAGCTCGAGAGCTTTCTGTTCTATTACATCTTTACCAAGACGCCGACCAAGGATCTGGAGCGGAATTTTTCGCTATGGGCCGACGAGCTGAGGACGATTGCAGCGGTCACCGATCCGGTGAAGCAGCGCGCAGCGCTCAACGCATTTGTGGCGGACCGATTTGAGAGCAACATGGCAGCTAAATCGCCGGAGCTGTCAGATGCGCTGAAACGCTTCTCGCTGTACACGATGCAGCAATACCGGACGCGCTACCTGCTGGCGCGGCTGACCCAGCATGTCGACATGGCATTCAGCGGCGTGAAATCGCCCGGCAGCTTGGAGCCATACACCAGCCTTGAAATCGAGCACATTCTGCCGGACACGCCAACCGCAGAGCTGCGGCAAAAGTGGGCGACTGAAAATCCGACTGCCGTCTATGACGACTACAAGAACCGGCTGGGTAATCTGACCCTGTTGGAGAAGCCAATCAATATCGTTGCAGGGAATGACTTTTACGCGGCTAAGCAGGCCGAGTACCGCAAGAGCAGCAACTACCTCACGCGCAGCTTGGTCGAGCTGACGAGTGTTGGGCAGAACACGTCCATTTCCAGGATCAACGAGAAATTGGAGGCGTTCCCCGTGTGGGATGCCGCATCGATCGAAAAGCGACACGGCATGCTTATGGCGCTCGCTCGTGATGTTTGGAAAACGACGCCTATCGAGATCTGACGAGGGAGCGCAATCACGATGTCGAATCCCAACACACCTACGCCGATGTGCGCCGACTGCAATGCATTGGTGGGCGCTTCGCGCAGTACCAAGCCGCACGCGAATCTTCAGTACAAGGATGGCCGGCAGGTCTCTTCGATGATGGGGCCCGCTGACGAGGCCTACTACCGCTGCACAGTCTGCGGCCATGAATGGCTGCACGAGACGGGTTCGTGCGGTATGGGGTGGGTGGCGTAACAACCGCATCAGCCGCTGAGCAGTGCTACTTCGGCCTCCCGCCGCGTAACCAATCCCGGCAGAATCTTTCCGCCACCATAGACCCATCGGCGCAGTTCACGGGCTGCGCTTGACCAGTCCCGCTGATTGATCCGTCGCCTCAGGGTCGATGTCTGAAGCCGCCCCGCCCCGAGGTTGAAGGTGAAGTCGACGATGGCCGCGAGCCGCTCCTCTGGCTCGGTTGCAAGCACAGGGCAATAGCGAAGCGTGGCGGTGAGTGCTGTGCGCAGGTCCTGACGCAAGTACATCTCGCCTTCTTCCTCGTTGATCGGTGGATGGTCTGGCTTGCACAAACGGCCGTAGCCGATCGTCCAGTAGCCGGCCGGGCAGATATAGGGATGGGCCCGGCGCAGCGGATCTGACCTCGGAATTCGATGGAATCCCTCGAAGCGCTTGGCCAGGGCGATGGCTGCCTGGGGAATCTGGGTCATGGCCTCACCCGGTCGAACACGCGCCCGATGAACCAGAAGTTCAGCACCCCGGCCCACAGCGCTTGGTCGGCTTCGGTCCATGCGTGGAGGATGGCAACACCCCAGTCGGCACCGCCTTCAATAGCGGCAACGAAGGCGGCCGTCTTGGCTGCGCAGTACAGCGCCATGAACCAATAAGTGATGACTGGGCGGACGCTGCTTGAGAGGGCATCGGCCCATCGGACGCCACTTTTCTCGCCTTGGGTGCGAACAGCTTCGCGCAGCGTTTCGATTGCGCCCACGTTCCACGCCGCATCGGCTCCGGCGCCGATTTCGTGCATACGCTGCGCACCGCGTAGCTTCTCGAATTCGAGCGCCTTGTCCTGCATCGACAGTTCGTGGCCGCGTTCTCCCTTGCGGTCGAGCCACTTGAGCAGCTCAGGTGCCAGGCGAAACGCGCCGCCGAGCAGACCACCAAGAAGAGTCTCGATCATTGGCCACCTCCGAACACCTTGAACTTGATGAGGGCGCCTGCCACCAACGCCAGCAGGAATCCGGTGGTGACCATCTTGATGACGGTCTGCCAGGCGGTGTGCTTGGCGGTGTTGAAGGCATCGAGCAGGCCGCGCAGTTCGCGGATGTCGTGGGCGGCGTCGTCACCGTCTAAGCCAACGTCGGCCAGGGCACGTTTGGCGCCGCGTTCGGCGGCGCGATCCAGAAGGTCTTCGAAGTCCTCCTTGCGCAGGAGGAGCATGTTGTCGACCAGTGCGGGTTTTTGTGGGTCAGTCATAGGGCGGGCTCCAGAAATGCAAAACCCGCCACTCGGGCGGGTTTTCGGGGTTCAGGGGAAAGCGATCAGATGGCGATGCCGGGACTCCAGCCGGTGGCCTTGTAGGCCGAGAGCACTGCCTCGTCCTCGATGAAGCAGAGCCAACCGACTTTAGGGATGTGGTATTCCCAGACGCCCGCGATGCGCGCCGCGATCTGATCGGTCTTGCCGCTCCAGACGCCGGTTGCGCCAGCGGGAATGAGGTAACGGTCGCCGTTAACAGGGCTGGCAGGTGGTGTGGCCAGATCGCGGTCTTTGACCGACAGGCTGACGACGGCGCCCAGTCGCTTCAGGTTGGCATCCATGCCGGCGCCCCAGCCGCTTTCGCCGAGCGTCCAGCCGTAGTTGAGTCCCAGGTTCGGGTCAGTGATTGCGGGCATCAGATGCCTCCGTAGTACTTGTCATAGTGAAGTCCGTAGCCGGCACGCTCGAAGGCGATCGAGTGCTTCTGCAGGCTGATCACGCCCGAGCGGTTGGATTCGAGCTCGATGCGCAGCGCAGCGTTGGGTCGGCCAAGGCCGGAATCAGCGGTGTCGTCGGCCAAGGTGTAGGTCTGGCTGGCGCCGGTCAGGCCGGAGTAGGTGCGGCGCAGGCTGCCCGCTTCCCCGTAGATGCGCAGCGTGTACGTCACGCTGGCTTCAGGGCCGATGTTGCCGTTGGTCTGGGGCACCAGGCTCACCGTCTGGCTCAGCCGGTCCCGGTGCGCCCAGGAGATGACCAGGTCACCCTTGGCAATCGCCGGGTAGGCAACGTTGTTGATCTTCACATTGCCGGGCGGGTACGGCCGGTTTTGCCGGCGGTTCATGGCCAGGGAATCGGTTGGCGCCGATGCCAGCGCCAGCGTGCCTTTTCCGGTCACGGTGAGTAGTCGCGCGTTGACCGTTTCGCCAGCGGCGTACTCGGTCGGATCGACGCCCTGCGCGCCATCGGCGAACCAGATCCGGCTGCCGGCTGCGTGGCTGGTTGGCACGGTATCCATGACGCTACGGGTCAGGGTCAGGCTCTGCGTGGTCGTATTGATGGCCGTGACCAGGACGACCTCGTCGTTGATGTAGGCATAGCTCCCGGTTGCGACCAGATCGATGTCGAGTTCGCCGCTGTAGGTCGTCGTGCTGGTCACCTCTTGCGCAAGGCTGGTGGCGAGAACCGCCGTGGGGCAGAACTCGCCTTGGCCGCGCTGGTTGTAGGTCGTGGCCGAGTTCGTCTTGCTGTACAGGTCGTAGTTCAGCGCCCCTGGCGCGGGGCGGCGCCCAGGGTCTGCAGGAAACAGTCGGTGGCATCGAGGTAGGCGAGCTCGGATGCAGACAGTGCGCGGGCCACGTCCCAGTACGGCGCTTCGACCAGACGCCGTGGTGTGGTCGCGGATGGCGCTGGCACCGGGTCGGTCCAGCCGGTGGGCTGGGATGCGGTGTAGACCGCTGACGGCAGGCCGAACACATCCTCGACAGCGTCGATGCTGATGGCGCCGTTGGTGAGTGACCCGCCATCGACGCCGGCGATACGCATCACCAGACCGGCGATCCCGAGCGCAGGCCACTCCAGCTTGAAGACATCGCCCGGGTACAAATTCCAGGCCTTGCGGTTCACCTTGAGCCGCACCTTGGCGAGCGGCGTGGATACGGATGCCAGATCGCGCATCGCGACGCGGGCGGCGAGGTTATCCGAGGTGATGCCGGGGTAACGGCGAGTTTGCGACACCACGGCGCCCTGAGCCTGGATATTGGCCAGGTCCTGGACCGCGATGCTGGTCTCCTTGAACGTGTCCGGCTTGGTGTAGATGAGCACGATCTCGTTGGTCGTCTCGCCCCAAGCAGCGCGCTGAAAGCTCTCCAGCTCGATGACGTTGTCCGGATTCAGGATGGGGAGCGTCGCTACGGTGTAGTCCGCCCGCACCAGCTTCAGGACGAAGCGTCCCGTCGACGGTGACGTCGTGAGCACACCGCCGATGTGGTCCATCACCTCTTTGACGAACTGCTCGATCTTGCTCTGCTGCAGCCAGATCATGTTGAGCCCGAAGCCTTCGTTGGACAGCACATCAGCCGCCGCACGAAACGAGGCATCGTCGATGCTGGCCGTTGGATATCCCATGCCCCAGGCGGCATTCGTCAGGCATTCGTAGACGATGTGCGCCGGGTTAGCCGCGCCGTTGATCTCCGCCTTTGCTGAGTACCAGTCGCGGAAGCAGCGTTTGACGCGGACGGCCCACGGCTTGATGTAGGGATTGTTGGCGGCGATGTAGAGCTGGCGCAGGATCAGGCTGAGCACACCGCGATAAGCAGGTTGAGGGGAGCCGATCTTTGACGCGAGGTAATCATTCGGCGTCTGTGCCGCCTGGCCGAACGCAGCATCGATGGCGCCGGAAATGCCGCCTTCGCGCTTTTCGCCACCGAACAGCTCGGGCATGTTCACCGTGATCCGGCCGCTGGCGGTGAGGTTGCCGCTCCATGCCTGGCGCTCGCCGACCTGGATCTCGGTGATGGCATCGACCGGCCCGTGACAGATCGCCAGATGCATCCCCAGGTAGTAGCGGTAGCCGACCGTCTGCGACTTGCTGCTACCGCCCATCGTTCACCTCGAGGCCAATACGTGCGCGGGCGGCGGCAACCACGTCTTCGGCCATGCTGTCCCCGGTTGCCAACAGCAGTGGCGCAGGCAAGCCCTGGTCGATGAATTGGCTCCAGTCGAGCTGGTGCCGCGCGAACCACTCCCGCGCGCCGCGATTGCAGTAACCCAGGCTGCGCATGTCGCCGTGGGTCACCAGGATGTCGGTCATTTCTTTCCACCTTTCGATTTAATCGGTGTGGTGCGCAGATCGCCGTACCACACCACGTTGGCGCTCTTCACCAGCACTGTGCCGAACACGACGGGCACCGGGCGACCCTCATCGGCAGTCGGCGCATCGAAGTCTTTGAGTTCAGCAGCCTGGGGTTGCGGCGGTTTTGGCTGGAGCGCGTACTGGATCAGTGCGGTGACGATCCAGACGATGATTTGTGCCCAGGGCATACCGTCTACTCAGTAAATGGGGCTGCCGCCGAAGGGGTTCTTCGTCGGGATGAATGGGAAGCCGCCGAAATTGGCGCTGTTGCCAAACTTGGCCGCACAGGTCGCGAGAGTCCGGTCGCAACCGGGATACAGGTAGATCGTGTCGCCCACGGTGAGTCCAGGCGGCACGGCCGACAGCGTGATGACGTCCAGGTTGTGGGCAACGATCATTCGTTTCTCGGTGATGCCGTTGGCCGCCCAAGTGGCAAAACCGCCAGCGAAATGACCCGTGGCGTATCCGGCCGCAGACGGCACGCTCAGCAAGACTCCGGCGACGGACACCACGGTGCCTGGCACGCGATAGATCACCGCACTGGCCTGGCAAGACGTGCCGTAGAGCACATGCGGGCAATTGCGTTGGTAGAGGCGGCGCAAGCCGGTGCGCTGCAGGCTGGTGTAGACCGGCTCACAGTTGAGCTCGACCTCGGAACCGCGCCATTCGACGTTCAAGACGCGTCCCATCCACACCGCGACGGTTTCTGGATCATTCCGGTGCTGGCGATAGATGGTGAGCAAGGTCACCTCCGATGGCGGCGTTGCGATGAATGCCTGAGCAATCTCGACATCACGAGCCAGCGTGATCCGCAGGCCGGACCTCCCGATCTCGCCGGTCTGCTCGATGCTGCCGCGCTTCATCGGCACGGCCACATAGGCATAGGTGGCGTAGCTCG